GGTAGGATCTAAAGGCGCTCCAACAGCACAAGCCTTTAGGAACTCAGCAAAAACAGCAAACAAAGCCACATTTGAGTGAGGTGATTTATGCCAAACGTAAACGGTCAAAAATTCCCATATACCAAAGCAGGCATGATGGCTGCAAATAAGGCAAAGAAGAAACCTAAAAAGAAACCTGCCAAAATGGTTAAAAGCGGAGCTACATACGAATAATGGCTACTGTCGCTCAAGTTGCAAAGTCCTCGCTACAGAGGATATTGGTACAAGCTAGTGAAGCTCCATTAGAGCCTGACGAGTACCAAGACTTTATATTCTCAATGAATAATTACATGGCTGAGCTAGATGCCCAAGGTATTCAGCTTGGCTATACAGTTGTGTCTGATCTTGGTGATGAAGTAACTATCCCAACAGGCGCACTGCGCGGACTTATCGCTAACATGGCGATTGAAGTCGCACCAGACTACAACGGAGTCATCTCTGGCGGCTTGCAGAAAGCAGCTCGTGATGGGTTCAACACAATGCGTATGCTTGGACAAAGCATGGGCAAAAGTAGATTTCCTTGTACGCTTCCTATTGGCTCTGGCAACGAAGACAATGACTTCGGCATGAATGGTCATTTCTATCCAGATCAAGAAGCGGCAATCCTTGCAGAGACAACTGGCGCTATAGCCTTGGAGACCAACACCAATGGTTAAACGAGCGGATGGACGCAAAAAGTCTGACTTTGTAGCTCAGGACACGGTTCTGGCAAATTCCTTTATGGATTACTTTGTCAACAATACGAACTATAGAATCAGCTATCAGGATTTGGTTGCTGGTCTAGGTGTTACTGGGTCAATCGTCACTACAGGTGATGTGTCAGGCTCTCCGGTTCTTGAGATAGATGGCACTGTCAATAAGATCCGAAACATAGAAAACGGTTCTGGGATTGTCACCTCAATCACTCCTACTAACGGCGTTAAAGTAAGCCACAACTTCACTGCAAGTGCAGATGGTCTGCCGATCCTGTTAAACACAACCGCAGCATCTCCAACAATTGCAAGCATTGTCGCTGGCGCAGGTATTAGCATTGCCACGGTTAATAGTAGCGGCATCGAGATAACGTCTATCGCTGACCAGATATACGGTCAGGTGACCATGCAAGGTAACGCAACTGCAACAACTATTGCTACGCAAGGCACTCCTGTGAAGGTGGCTGGGACATGGGTTGTTCAAACAGAATCAAATTTCACTGGAAACACTACCGGACGGCTAACCTACAACGGCTCAACTACTGAGGTTGTTTCTGCAAGCGTGTCTATTACGTTTTCTCACGCAGGCGGTGGCTCAGATGATTTAGCGGTTTACATTGCCAAGAACGGCTCAGTAATCACAGCATCAAAACTCACTCGTGCGGTTACTAGTAGCGCCAGAGGTAATGTGGGGACGTTCTTTAACGTCTCAATGAGCGCCTCTGACTACCTTGAAGTCTTCGTAGCTAACGACTCAGACACCAATAATATCACTGTAGTGGACTGTTTGTTCGGAGTATCTTAGATGCCTAAAGTAGTCCTGCCTATAGCGAACGGATTCTACGAGAGCGACAGCTTGCCTATATCGGCTCAGGAGTGTGTGAACTTCTATCCAAATATTGCTCAAGCTCCTGCGTTGAATCAGGAGACGCTATACGGCACGGCTGGACTAGAGGAAGTAGCAAACGCCAACAGCCTTACTGGTAACAGAGGCGCACACGAGATGAATGGTGTGCCTTACTTCGTTATTGAAAACAGACTGTACAGCATGGCTGCTGACTTTACGCTGACCTTCATTGGTGAGATAGCTGGTGATACCAGAGTCTCAATGGCTGACAACGGCACACAACTTCTTGTCTTAGTTCCTAATGGGAACGGATACATCTACAACCACGTTGCGGACACATTCGCTCAAATCACAGATTCGGACTTTACTGCGAACGGAAATCCTCAACTGGTTGTTTATATTGACGGCTATTTTTGTTTAACCACTGACAGTAAGAAGTTTATTGTTAGCGCGTTGAATGACGGACTTAGCTACAACGCTTTGGATTTCGGTACTGCCGAGTCTGATCCTGATGAGATTGTTGCTCCTATTGTTTTTAAGAACCAGTTATTTATAGGAGGTTCGCAGACGATAGAAGCATTTCAAAACATTGGCGGCGCTGACTTTCCTTTTCAGAGAACTGGCTTGTTCTTATCTAAAGGTATTGCTAGTCCGTTTAGTATTCAGTCCTTGCAGGGTACGTTTGTATTCATTGGATCTGGTCAGAACGAATCTCCAGCAATCTGGGCTTTTGAAGGTAATGATGCAGTCAAAATATCTACAACTGCGATAGACAAAGAACTAAGCAATCTTACGCAAGACCAAGTGACCTCTATTTACTCATGGGGATACGCTGAGAAAGGCGCTTACTTTGTTGGGTTTGCACTGCCTAGCAGCACATTAGTTTACGATATCATTACAAAGCGCTGGCATGAAAGGAAGTCTGTTATTGAAGGTGATCTTGGAGGCTACCGTGTTACTGCTTTGGTAAGAGCCTATAACAAGATATGGGCAGGCGATTTAGTAGACGGCAGGATAGGAAACTTAGATCCTGACTTCTACACAGAGTACGGCACAGAGATTAGGCGCTCTATAGTGACTCAGCCTTTCCAGAACAACATGGAATCGTTTGTAGTTCCTGAGATAGAACTTACTGTTGAAAGCGGTGTTGGTAATGCCGTTGCTCCTGATCCTCAAATTGGCATGGCTCGTAGTCGGAACGCTAAGACTTGGAGTGACACTCGCTTCCGTAGCATTGGCAAGGTTGGTGAGTATAACCATAGACCTATTTGGCGCAGAAATGGCAGAGCGGCCAGATTTGAATTATTTAGGTTTACAATGAGCGATCCTGTAAAGCCTGTGATTATACAAATGACTGCTGACATAGAAGGTGTTCAGTGAGCTATAAATTAAATGCTGCACAACCGATAATAGAACCTAATGGAACTATGAGTCAGGCGTTTAGACAGTTTACGCAAGAGGCTACCTTAAGCATTCCGATAGTTGGAGTCGGAAGTCCTGAAGGTGTTATAGAGGCTGTACAGTATAGTCTTTACTTAGACAGCGCAGGCTCTGCTGGAGCTATACAATACAGGAAAATGCTGCCTAGTATTGGCGGCGATAGAAAGCAAGGCTGGATTCTTGTTTGATTACCAGAACGGTAGACTCTGACTTNATAAGGTCATTNGTTACTGGATCTGATGTGTTTGATGAGATCAGCGAGGATAACTTCTCACGAAATGAGTGGTATCCAGATATGCACAGCGGCTGGTTTGTGCATACAGAAGATGATGAGGTCTGCGGCCTCTGGATGGCTGAGATGCGAAACAGCATTACCATAGAGATTCATCCAATGATCTTAAAAGAGTTCAGAGGAAAGAAAGCGTACAAAGGCGCTAAAGAATTTTTTACTTGGATAACAAAGAACACCAAGTATGAGAAGGTAAACGCAGAGATCGCCACTTGCTTTCCTAATGCTAAGATGTTTGCGGTACAATGCGGCATGAAGTTAGAAGGCACAATCAGGCGGTCTTTTAAGAAGAACGGCNAAATACATGACCAATGGTTACTAGGCATCACTAGAGAAGAACTAGAGGCGAGATATGAGTAAGTTAGTTAAAACGCTATTCGGCGGCGAGTCTGATGAAGGCATTGAACGCCAAGAGAAAAGTAATCAACTTTTACGAGACTTCCTTGCTCGTCAAGAGTCTATGGCTAGAGCTGATATCCGAAAAGCTATGCCAAGCCAATACGCTGCAATGACAGCGGGTCAGCAAGCTGGCCTAGATGTTTACGGTCAATCTATGCCTCAACAAGCTAATGCTTTTGTTGGTGGCAACGTGGCAGCTCAAGGAACAATATTATCTGGAATGCCTATGTATGAGCAGGCAATAAGAGGCAGTGATGTTAATTACGCAGCATTGCAGCCATATCAAGGCAGTTACGATATGGCCTTCACTCAGCAGCAGTTACCTGATGCGGTAGCTAATCCTGCGTATTTAGCCGAAGCAACGACAATAGATCCAGTGATGCAACATCTAAGTCCTGAGTACCAAGGACAGCAAGCACAAATGATGGGCATGGGTGGGCAGGCAAATGCTTTAGCTGGCATGGGCATAGATGAGGCGGCTCTAGCTGAGCTGCGAGCAATGGGGCGAATCTAATGGCTAGACAAGACGATGAACGCGCAATGGCAGAAGCTCTTAGCGGCATAGGAGCTAATATCCCTAGCGCTGAAGACATAGTTGTTCAATTTGTTCAAGGCAACCCAAACGCCTCGCTAGAAGATATTGCTTCATTGATTCAGTCAACTGGCGCTGATCTGGGGAAAGTGGCTAATACTTTTGGCATTCCTATGGCTGAGGCTCAGCGAGCCTTTGATACTGCTATATCGCCTCAAGCTCCAACTCAAACTGCCGTTAATCAGCCCCAGCCAGCACCTCAACCAGTTCCTCCAGTGGTTTCTCAACCAGCACCTCAACCAGTGCTTCAAGTAGCGCCTCAACCAGCGATTGCTCAACCAGCGATTGCTCAACCAGTGTCTCAAGTAACGTCTCAGCCAACACCTGAACCAGCCGAGCAAATTACAGGTTTAGATAAGGTCGCTAACTTTATTGCGGAAGGCAATAAGACTGACGAGCAAATTTACCGTGAGATGGTAAAGAACGATGTACCTATTGAGCAGATAGCCGAAAGAATTAGCTATCCAATAGACGAGGCGACAACAAGATTTACTCGCGCCCAAGAGATGGCCCAGATCGAAGACATTGTTGCTGGCGGCTTAGAGGAAGCAAAAAAAGATTTTCCTAACGGCATACCAGACAACCTATTAAGGCGTTACGCAACTGAGACTAATCAGTCTATAGAACAGATAGCCACTAACATGGATAACTTTGGTGTCTCTGTTGATGATATGGCTCGCGCTACCGGAATGCCTATAGCCGAGGTTCAGGCTGCTTACAACAGGGCAAAATCTGGCAATGGCACTACTACTGACGGCACTGTAGCAGGAACAGAGGTGGCTGGTGGAACTGGAGCTGGCGTTAGCTCTGGAACAGGCTCTGTGGCCTCCTCTACAGCCGTAGGAGGCCGTGCAGGAGCAGGCGGTCAAACTGGCTTGGCTGGATCTGAACGCGCTCTAGCAGGCGGCGTGACTGCTGCTGCACAAGCTATTGAGTCTGGGGCAGGTCAAGCAAGAGCAGACATCCTTGGCGGCACTCAGATAGCTCGTCAGGATTTAACTCAAGGCGCTCAAGAAGCTGGCGGTTTAATTCAGTCAGGCACTGGATCAGGGCTAGAAGCTCTAGGTGCAGGATTGGGTGCTGCTAGGCAAGATATTATGGGAGGCGCACAAGCTGGACTTGGCGCGTTGTACCAAGGTCTTGGCGGTGCTAGGACTGATCTTCAGGCCGCTCAACAAGCAGCTAATCAACAGTACGGACAAGGATTAGGCGATGTCACAGCAGCTCGTGATCTTGCGTCTCAGCAAGTTGGTCAAGCCTTTGGTCAAGCTGGTCAAATGTTTGATCCGTACCGTCAGGCAGGCACTGCGGCGCTACAGCAACAAGCCGCATTGTCAGGTGCGTTAGGCCAAGAGGCATTTAATCAGGCTTTCCAAGCAAGTCCACAACAGCAATTCTTGCGCGAGCAAGGTGAAAGAGCGGCATTACGCACAGCGGCTGCTAGAGGCGGTTTAAGTGGCGGCAACGTCATGAAAGAACTGTCAAGGTTCAACACTGGCCTAGCCTCTCAAGACTTGCAGAACCAAATAGCTAACCTTCAACAGTTAGGCTCTCAAGGTCTTGGCGCTAGTGGCTCAGCAGCTCAGTATACTGCTCAAGGCGGCGCTGCACAGGCTGACTTACAGACTCAAGCGGCACAACAGTTAGCTGCACAACGCGCCCAGATTGCTCAGTCTCAGCTTGGCACAGGCCAGCAGCTTGCAGGACTAGGGACGTTAGCAGGCCAGCAAGGACTTAGCACTCTCACAGGCGCTGGGCAGCAGCTAGGAAATCTTGGTGTTACTGGCGGTACTTTGGGAATGCAGACGCTTACAGGCGCAGGCTCGCAATTGGCTGACATAGCTAGTGGCAGGTCTTTAGCGCAGTCTCAGTTAGCTTCTCAGGCAGGCAGGCAGTTAGGTGATGTAAGTCTTACTGGCGGCATGACAGTCGGTGATTACCTGTACGGCACAGGCGGCGCGTTATCAGCTAACAGGATGCAAGCAGGCCGAGACATTGCTGGGAACATTACTAACCAGATTAATGCTCTTGCTCAGTACCAAGGCGATCAAGGCACTCTCATGTCTGATCTAATCGGTCAGCAAGCAAATATACTAGCAGGCATCCAAGGCGGCGCAGGTTCTGGAATGTCTAACATGATTGGCGGCACTGCTGGTCAGCTTGCAGGAATAGCTACAGGAACTGGTGCTGCTTACAATCCAACCGGACTACCTAATACAACTCAAGTTACAGGTATGGTTAATGACTTAGGAAGAACTTTGTCTGGATTTACAACTGGAGCCTCAGCAGCAGCTCCCGTTAGCTCTTCAATTCCCAGTTAAACCAGAGGCAAAACAATGACTGACGAAGAATTTGAAAGAATGCTTGCTGGACTTCCTGAAGGTAATCAAGGAGCTATGCCAAGGCAACCTGTTGCAAGCTCTGCATCTCGCCCAGCATTCACAGCAATTCCTGATAGGAGAGACGACAGTTTCTTAAAGAAAGCTGGTCGTTTTGCAATGGGTTTTGGTGCTGGTTACGCAGGAAGAGGCGATGAATATCTTGAGTCTTTAGAAAATAAGCGCAAACAAAAAGACATGAGGCTATTGCAAGCCACTGCTTTGGATGCCAGAGCTATTCAGCAGGCGATACAAAGCGAGAATATGCCTAAAGCTGTGGACGTTCTTGTTGATCGCATGAATTTATTAGAACAAATGGGTGAAGATACTTCTGACACAAAGATGCTTAGAGATGCTCTTATAGGCGGTAGGCCAGATATAGTTATGGGAGAGTTAAACACTTTCCTTAGCTCATTACCTAAGCAAACAATTGATCCTAAATTTGTTACAAGTGAAGGTCAGATGATTACTCAGCGTCTTGGAGGAGATCCAATGGCGCAGACTATTGCTGGGTATCAAACTGATCCTGAAGATAGTTACAGGCCGTTGACTCCTGAAGAGCTTGTAGCTTATAGACTTTCTCCTGATGCTCCTTATAGATTGAACATAAAGACCAATAAGCCTGAATACATGGGTGGAACTACAAGCACTACTACTATTAGAAATCCAGCCTCAATTCCTTCTGGTTATAGAGGAATTTATGATGACGATGGCAATCTTATTGAATTAGAAGCAATTGCAGGAGGCCCAGCGGCTGCTGATGAAGCAGAAATTCAAGCAGGACTAGATGCTGATAGTCGCAGAGAAGGACTAAGAACTTCAAGACAGTCTAAAATTGGTGGAATAGTTTTAGAAGACATAGGGCGCTACAGAACATTAATAAACAACCAAGGAATATTCACTCCGATTACAGGAGTGCGCGGAGAATTGGCTGGAAGAATTGCTGGTACTCCTGCGTTTGACGCAAGGTCTTTAGCTAATACTATTGGCGCAAATGTTCAGTTTGAAGCGTTAGGACAAATGCGAGAGGAAAGCAAAACTGGTGGCGCTTTAGGAAGCATTACGCGAAATGAGCTAGAAGATTTAAAAGCAACTCTTGGAAGCATTGCTGCGGCTCAATCTGATGATCAGTTACTTTACAACCTAAACAGATTGGAACAGTTATATACTACTGTAATGGAAAAAGCATCGTCTTACTCTGAAGAAGATAGGCAGAAATACGGCATCACAATTCCGTTATCTCAAGGCACAGACCCATTAGGATTATTTTAATGAGCGATAAACTAAATGCTTTTAGAGAAGAATACCCAGATTACATGGGTACTCCAAACGGTCAGTTAGCTTTTGGTCTTTGGAANAAGTCNTATAAAGATCAAATGCCAATGGGNCTGTATGCAGATTCCATTGGNNTGTCTAATGATGANTTTANAGANATGGTAAAGTTTTCAGAGCAGGAAGGATACAAGCCTACTGAATCTACTTATGCTNAAGGCTTTGTTCCNGAAGGAGCAAGAGCNGCNACAGCAGCTAGAGGNATGAGCTTTGGAGCGGCAGAAAACATAGCTGCTGGAGCTGCTGCTGGAGGAGAGAAAGTAAAAAGGCTATTCACTGGAGAAGAGCAACGTCCTTTTGGTGAGGCTTATGAAGATTATCTAGGTCTTACTAGAGATATTATAGGACAGTACCAAAAAGAAGAGCCAGTTGAATCATTCTTTACGGAAGCTGTACCAGCAATTGCTTCGGGCGTTGGGCTTGAAAGAGCTATAGCAACTGGAGCGCCAAGAGTTATTGCGGCTATGTCTCCATCAGCAAGAATTCCTGTTGGGACATCTCCAAGCATAGCAAAGACAGCAGCCGCATCTGGAGCTGGAGGAGCTGTTTATGGGTTTAACACTGGAGAGACAGGAGAAAGGTTAGAGTCTGCTTTTGAGCTGGCAATACCATCTGCTATTTTTGGTGGCGGCGGTCAAGTAGCTTTAAACTTTGCAGCTCCTGCAATTAGAGGAATAGGAAGAGCTTTTGGTCGAAGAATGGAGCAGTTTGATAGTAAGCCTACCGTAGAAGCAGCAAGACAATTAAAAAATGACATTTATAAAAGAGCTACAGATTCTGGCGTTGTTTATGATGTTATGGCTATGAGGTCTCTATACGGAAGAGCGAGAAGATTGGTTGCTGATAACGCCTCTTATGTTCCTGAAACCGATGATCAACTTACTGCTGCGCTGCAAATATTAAAAAGAAATAGCAAGACTCCATCGAATCTTATTCAGTTAGAAAAAATAAGAAGAGCAATGTTTGAGCGTTATAAAAAGTCTGGGTACTCAGATCAATCAATCAGAGATTTAGTTGATTTGGTTGATGACACCATTGAAAACTTTGGTACTGGAGATGCAACTGTAATTAAAGCAGCTCGTCTTGCTAATTCAAGATACAAGAAAGCAGAACTTATTGATGCTGCTTTTGATAAGGCAAGAAGATCGGCAGAGGCTGCTGGATCTGGTGGAAACACCATTAACAGGTATAAACAAGTTGTAAATAACATACTAAACAACGAAAAAGACATGAGATTTTTTGATGCCGCAGAAGAAGAGGCAATGAGAAATTTTGTTGAATTTACCACTCAAGAACAACTGACAAGAGTTCTAGGAAAGTTAGATCCTACCTCCGGTGGATTGATGGCTGCTTTAGGCTTTGGTAGTTATTTAGCTGATCCTGTAGCTACAGCCGCTGTTGCAATTCCAGCGGCGGTTGCTCGGAGAGGATTGGAGCAAACAACCGGAGAAGCTGGCGAAGCTCTTGTCACTAGGATGGCTACAGGAAGAACTCCAATGACTACTCCTGTAACAACGCCTTCTACTGCGGGATCTCAAGTCGTATCAGGCTACGAGCGAGAAATGGAAAACATTCGAGGA